AGAAGAAGATGGTGCAGTAGGAACTATGGCAAGGGATATCAAGGATTACATAGCTACTTTAGATTCTACCAATAATGAAGTTCTATCTATCACGCATACACAATTAAATGGTGATAGAATTATGACATTAATTGTTGGAGGAACTTAATGCGTTGTCAGCATTGTAAAGCTGAGAATGAAGGTGGATGGTTTTATTGTAGAGAGTGTGGCAAAAGAGCACACGCTCCTAGGTATAGCACAGCCACAATTATAAGGGATGGTCGTTTTGCAACTGCAATACGCAAGGACCTTATTAACTTTAAAACAATGTCTATGGCAGAGGACATAGAGTCAAAGGGAGGAGAAATCAGTGGCAACATTTAGTGCACAAGTCGTTGATTTGATTGGCACTTTTAGCGATGAAACGGCGTTAGATACCTTCATAACAGAAGGCGCTAATCAGGTTATTGACGCTATGCCTCGACCTTTGTTAGAAAGAATAGCAGAAGAAACATCTGTTACTGACGGTACTACTACTTCTGAGGGTCATAAGATATTATACGTACTAAGAAACGATGGAACAATAGACCAACCCTGCAGGCAGATACCCGCTTACAAAAGAGGTAGAGTACAGGATTCATCTGATATGGAGTTTGCTACCACCTCTGACCCTGTGTATTACATACAAGATGGTAAGGTTAACATATTTCCAAATGGCAATGGTTTAATGGTCTCTGTCCCTACTTACAATCAAGGTTCACCGTTAGATGCTAGTGCTATATCTACGATAACAAACTTTCCTGATGAATATGAATATTTAGTTACTACCTATGCAGCTATAAAAGCATTACAGCAAAACATGAGTGGTTTGCTAGAGTCTGATTTAAGTATATCTGCATCCGCACCTAGTGCACCTAGTATAGGAACTGTAAGTTACTCAGCAGCGACAAATGCAGACGCTTCTAGTACAGCTGTAGGAGCAATAACAGTAGCTGCGGTTTCTAAAGCAGATATTAGTGGTGATGTACCTGCATATACTAAGCCGTCGTCAACAGTAGACTTTGGAACTTTGTCTTCTAGTGACTCTTCAGCAGGAACAGAAGCTAGTCTGGGGTTTGACGATTTTGTAGCTAGTGAAGACCCTGAAATGGCAGCAATTAGCTTGCAAAAACAACAGGAATTGTTAAGAGCACACCAAATAGATATACAAAACGAGTTAAATGAGTTTAACAAAGAGAATACTAGATATCAAGCAAATGTACAAGCAGAGTTGGCAAAGCACAATAGTGACTTACAAAAAGCATTAAGACAGGCTCAGATAGACGCAGCTGACGCACAACAAGAAGCAGCTCAGGCAACAGATGTTAGTAAGTTTAATAAATCACAAGACCAAGTGTTGGCATTGCAAAATGCAGCTCAAACACTGCAAGCTACAATACAAAATAACGATGATATCATACAAAAGTTTTTAGCTGAGATGAATAGATATACTGCGCTAGTAAATACAGAAGTACAAACTTACGTACAGAACTTTCAAAACAATGCTCAGAAGTTTCAAAATGCACAAGTACAACAGGCAAAACTACAGGCTGACTACGACAAAGGTATACAGTTATTAAGGAGCGCATGATGGCATTAACACTGGTAAACTTAAACACATCCCCATCTGCTACATTAGTAACGCTGAATACTAGCCCCAGTTCTACTCTCGTAAACTTGAACACATCTCCAAGTGCTACGTTGGTAAATCTTAACACTAGCCCTAGCTCCACTTTAGTTGCTCTAAATACTAGCCCTAGCGCAATACTATCTGGCTCTTGGGCAGGTGTAGTCAGTAACTGGGAATCTGAAACTAAAACTTGGAAACAGATAGGTATGCTTGGAAAGGATTCTGATTAATGGCTGTTATAAGTTTAACTGTAAAGAAGATTATATCTAGAGTAAGGCAGGCTTTTCCAGATGCGCCTGAAACTTATATTTTAAGCTTAATAAACGAAGCATTGGTAGAAATGGGTAAGTACAATACTAAAGTTGAATATGCAAAACTTAACACTGTAGCTAATCAACAGTGGTACACTCTTAGTGATAGCAACGCTGGTGTAGAAATAAACAAAGTATACCGTGTTGACTTTATGGATTCAGACGGAACATACGTAAAGATACCAAGACTTTTAGATAACGAAATACCAACAATGGATATAGACTAATGGCAAGTACATACAATTACCCAGAAGATTATATTACATGGTTTATAAAAGGCAATCACCTAGCTGTAGTCACACTTAAGGGTGATTCAGAAGGAACATATCACAGTAAGTATGGGCAATACAAACCTATTGATGAAGCAGTTACTAATGGATTGCTACTGCATTACTACGCAGAGCCAAATGCTGTTACAGCTATCACTGACACCCCAGATGTTGACAATGTGTTTCATACAGCTATTGTAGACTATGTTAAAGCAAGATTATATCAAGATAGAGCAGGTAGAACAAACGATGGTGGAGTTGCAAGTGTGAGTTTAAATCTTGCACAACTACACGAGAATAAATTTAGCGAATCAGTAAAAAGAAATGGAATGCAGAAGCGAGACAAGACTGGTGGACCACGCAGAGTCTTGATGGCTGACTTTACATAACAAGGAAAATATTATGGCAGATATCAGAAAATTTCAAACACATGAGGTACTCAACAAGGTTTTAAATACTGGTGAGGACGCTCTAAAGGTTGACATTGATAACGTAACGCTGACTACAGAAGGTGGGGACGTTGCAATAGATGTAGCCCTAGACAAAGCAAATGATACTATCACTGTATTCTCTAATACCGCCAAAGATGGTAGTGGCACTAGCTATGTTCCTTTGGTAGATAGTGATGGGCATTTACAAGTAGATACTGTTTCTGCAGCTCTACCAAGTGGGGCGGCTACTGAAGCAAAGCAAGATGTTATTGAGACTACTCTTACTGCAATAGAAACAGACGCAGCTGCAATAGAGGTTTTAATTACTTCAACAAACTCCAAGATAGACACCCTTGATTCTGTGTTAGATAATATTCTTGTAAAGAATACTGAAATAGATTCAGTGTTAGACACTATAAAAGTAGATACCGAAGCTATTGAGACCGCTGTGGAATTGCTAGACAATGCAATAAGCGGTAACGAAATGCAGGTTGATGTTTTAACTATAGCTGCTGGAGACAACAACATAGGTAATGTAGACATAGCGAGCTCTTTACCAGCAGGTGATAACAATATAGGAAATGTTGATATAGCAAGCGCATTACCCGCAGGTTCTAACGCAATAGGAAAGTTAGCAGCCAACAGTGGTGTTGATATTGGAGACGTAGATGTAACCAGTATAGTTCCCGGAACTGGCGCTACTAATCTCGGAAAAGCAGAAGATGCTGCTCATAGTTCAGGCGATGTAGGTGTCATGCCATTAGCAGTTAGAAACGATTTACCAGAAGCGCTAGGCGGAGCAGACGGAGACTACTCACCATTACAAGTAAATGCAGCAGGTTCTTTATATACCAAAGATGAGACAGGTGAAGCCGGCTCTATATTGGTAACAGGTACTACAGCTGTAACTTCAGCTATATCGAATACAGTTTTTATAGCGATACAATTTATAGAAGATACAGTATTTGACAGTGGTAACGATGGATTGATTTCTAACGTAGACCAAAGATACCCTAGCACCCAGTTTACAGGAACAGACATTGACAGTAATGGAGGAGCGGTTGCAGATGGAGTTACTTTTCCTCAAGGTATGACAATATTTGGAAGATGGTCCGGGTTTAAGTTAGCAAGCGGAAAAGTAATAGCTTATCTAGGTCATGTATAGTGATAAGATTATCAAACAGTTTAACTTCTATTGTAACCCAGACTGCTCGTTTAGCAAGAGACTTATGGAGCAAGATAAATGACACTTGGCAAAATGAACAGAGAAAATGGGAAGATATAAAGTAAGGAAAAAATTATGGCAACCTTAGCAGGACAAACTATAGCATCGAGTTACGAACAGTTATTATCACTGCCTGATGGTGGAGGTAATGCAAATACATTAGTAGCTGTAACCGATGGAGATGCCGGCACAACATTTGGAATAAAATTAGCTACTAATAAAGTAGAGATTATACCGGGCTCTAATGATGCAAATGCTTTTGAAGTATCACAAGCAGATGGTACAGCAGTATTCACAGTAAATACAAGTACGGCTGGAGCAAGTGTTGCAGGAACATTGTCAACTACTGGAAGATTTACTATGTCAAACGATGGAAGTGATAATGGTTTATTCTTAGGTGGTGGTTGGCAAATATTTGATAATGCAAGTGAATCCTTTGGAACTGCTGGAGATTTAGTTTTTTATCATGGTGCTGGAAGAATGGTCTTAGCTGATACTGGTGAATTAACTTTAAGAGGAGATGGTTCAGACCAAACTACTTCATGGCATAGTGGTTCTGCTTATGTAAATGCAAAGTTAGATGTAAGACAATTAGCGATAGCATTTAGTGGTACAGATAAAATCACTTCAGATACAAATGGTAATACTACTTTTGGTGCTGATTTAAAGGTAAGTAGGGCTAATGATGGCGGTGATGTTCATTTCCAAATTATAAATAGTGCTGGTGGTGTATCATCAAGCACTCAAGAAACAACAAGTTTAAAATTTTTACATGGTAAGGCTGGAACATCAGGTTCTGGTGCTTCTAATGTAGATATGGGAAAAATTGTTGTTGGTAGAGAAAGCACTAATGAAAATGATTCAGCAACAGATGGATTTATGGCTTTTCATACTACAGAAAATGATAGTGTTTCTGAAAAAATGAGAATAAACAGTTCTGGACAAGCCCTTTTTTCTGATGGTTCTGCATCTGACCCATCTGTATCTTTTAAGAATGATGATGATACTGGCTTATATAGTGGAGGCACTGGTGCAATAACATTTGTTTCTCAAGGTAATAGAGTTCTTGAGTTGCAATCCTCACTACTTGCTCAATTTAGTGGAGATATAGATATAAATGGTAGTGGCACAAGACAAATAAAATTTAACGATAGTGCTGTGTCAGAGGGTGCTATTGTATTTGATGAAATAACAAATGGTTTTATTTTTAAAGTTGGTGGCACAAGTAGTGCTGGGAAAACAGATGCTTTGCATATAAAAAATGATGGAAAAATTGGAGTTGGTGTTAGCTCACCCTCACACCTTTTAGAAATTTATCAAGATGCTTCATCATATCCAGTTCTAATAAAACAAAATCAAGGTGATGGTCTTTGTTTAGATGTATTTGCATCTTCATCCGACCAAGCTTCAAATGATGCCATAATAAGAGCAAGAACAAACCATGCTACACTTTTACAGCTTATGAATGATGGTCGAATGATAGTTCAACAAAGTCATATACAGGTCGCTGGTGCAGTGATACCGGGTACTGCAAATGAGGCAGATAATAATAAAATATTTACAAGTTCAAGTGGAAGTGGTTCAACCCCTATGTTTGTAGGAAACGCTCAGATACAGGTTTCCTCTGATAAGAGATTAAAAACTAATATTAGGGATACAGAGATGAATCCGATAGAAACCCTAAATAAACTAAGAATTGTTGATTTTGATTGGGATGACCCAAGTGATACAAGTTGGAATAATAAGATGGCAAGGGTTGAGAATGGTGGTCAATGGTCTGGTATACTTGCACAAGAAGCAGTTGAAGTTGTTCCTCATATAATAAATGCACCAAGAATAGAGGAAACACTTGAGTTAGACCACAAGAGTAAAAATACATGGCAAGTTGAATACGAACACTTGGTTCCAACATTAGTAAAAGCAATTCAAGAGCTATCAGCAAAAGTAGAAGAATTAGAAAATAAATTAGGAGAATAAAATGACAGTATTATGGAAAATAAATAATTTATATTATTATTTATCTAAGAGTAATAAAGATAAAGTTGTTTATAAAGTAAGATACAATGTATCAGACTCTAAAGTAGTAGATGATAAAACTTACTCTGCTAGCTTAGGTGGTTTTATAAATTTAGAGACAGATGTGGTAGAAGCCGTAGAAGCAAAAGATGCAGTCTTATACACAGATAAGGACACCCTACTCGTTGATAAAGCAGTAAAGGTGGGCGATATTAAAACACCAGCTGTAGAAGCAGTAGAAGCTAAAAACCCTTGGGCTAGTGTAGATTTTGTTGAGTATGATAAATTAACAGAAGATGTAGTTATTGGATGGGTAAAAGCTGGACTAAGCGAAGAAGGTGTAAAAGCCAGAGAAGATAATATTGCAGCTCAAATATACGTACAAGAAAATCCACCTGCAGCTACAGAAGGTAGTGGTGTACCTTGGTAAAAAATAATTGTGAATGTTGTTGTTGCTGTAGTTGCAAAGATGAATGAGGCTGTTAAAAGTTTTTTTAGAAGAACTGGTAAGTTTTATAATGGTGTTATTGTTGCTCTGCTGTTTGTGTGTGTATTCGTTTGGGCTTGCAATGATATTTATTTCGGAAAAAGTCAGAGGGAGATTGAAGAAGAATTAATGCGCTCTATCTTTGAGGTAGATTCGTTAATAATGGACATAAAGCTAACGCTAGGAGATTCTAGCATAATACAAAAATAGGAGTATAAAATGGCAAACAAAGAAAACAAAGCTGTTTTAAAAATAGACGATAACGAATATCTAGTTGAAGACATGACTAATGAACAGAAAGCACTATACAATCATTTAGCTGACATTACAAGAAAGATAGAGACCATGTCGTTTAACTTAGAGCAATTACAATTCGGAAAGGGAGCTTTCGTCAACGCTCTTAAAAAATCCTTGTCAAAGGAGAAAGAAGAAAAGTAAATGTTAGAAACTTATGCTGAATACGGAGCAATGGGTGTGGTCATAGTTTTATTTGGCTATATGGTGTTAAATCTAATGTCAAGCCAGAAAGCGCAGAACGAAGACTTAGATGATATTAGACAGGCTAACGCAAAGCTAGAAACAAAGATGGGAAATGTAGAAAGCATAGTTTTAAAAATGTTGGACCGCTGGAACAAGTCGGATGAGACAAGTCAAAGGCACAGGGAAGCGATAGTATCAGAGTTAAATGATGTGACCGATGACTTGTCTTATATAAAGGGAAGGATGAACGGTAAAGGATGATGAGTGATACCCTAAAAGCAGTAGGCAACGGGACAATAGGAGTAAGTGTTTGGTGGGTAAATCTGCCAATGATAATACAGACAATGGTATCGGTGGCAACATTGATATACATTATAATCAAAATAACAAAAGAGGTTAAAGGAGCATAAAATGCCATATCATAAGAAAAAGAAAATGGGTCACGGCGGTAAGGTCAAAAAGAAAATGGGCGGTGGCATGGTCAAGAAAAAGATGATGTCAGGTGGAATGGTCAAGAAGAAAAAAACTATGAGAAAGAAGAAGTAAAATGAATTTAAAAGAAATGTTAATAGAAGCTGCTGAACTGCAAGCTGACGCAATCAAAAATAAAATGGTAGACCAACTTGGCTCCGATGATATGGCTCAGAAGATAGCTACCAAGATTAATGAAAAAATTGACATACCTTTTGTGTCGGAAGAAAAAGAACAGATATTCTTTGAAAAGTGCGTTGATATTGTTACTGACTTACTAGAAGGTATTATCAAGGGAAAGTAATGCCGAGGTTTAGCAAAAGAAGTTTAGGTAGATTGGAGACTTGTGATGAGCGATTACAGGAACTATTTGAAGAAGTTGTTAAGAGATTCGACTGCACCATCATTGAAGGTCATAGAGGCGAGGAAAGACAGAACGAAGCATACAGAAAAGGGAACAGCAAAGTTAAGTACCCAAATGGAAAGCACAATAAATTACCTAGCATTGCTGTCGATGTTGCTCCTTATCCTATTGACTGGTCTGACCGTGATAGGTTTCACTATTTTGGCGGATATGTTATAGGTATTGCACAACAGATGGGATTAAACATTCGCTGGGGTGGAGACTGGGACCAAGACACAAAAACCAAAGACAATCGATTTGATGACCTCGTACACTTTGAGATTAAGGAATAATGCCAAAGCAGTTTAAGACATACACACGCTTTGATGGTGGTCTGAACACAAAGACCAATGCTCGTTCTATACAAGATAACGAATTAGCGCAAGCTAACAATGTTATTGTAGATGAGCTGGGTATGGTAAAATCAGCTGGCAAAGCTATCGACAACGATAATAACTATACTGACCCTAGTTTAGGCGGGGCTATGCAGGCAGGTTACGGTTTATTTCAAGCTGTTATGGATTTTAAATTAGATGGTACAAATACACCTAGTGTGTTTACATTTCTTGCCGACCCAAGTTCTTCTACAAAAATCGATATAAGCGAAGACCAAGCCCCATTTTCTAAGAGCGGTAGCTTTGACGCAGACGAGATTGATATGAATGTAACAAGTGTGGTTGCTGGATTCACAGGAGGTCAAGTAGTTTATGATATAGCAGATGGAGCAGTTAGGTTGTCGGATGCTGCTTTTGGAGCAACAAATACCACAAAGATATATCAGTTTGTTAAGAGAAAACTTTGGCTTGATGACGACGGAACACAGTTGGTAGTTGATGGCAGCTCTACACAAACTATATCCGAGTATGTAAGTACTTTCAGTGGATTGTACAGACCTTTTGAAAATCCATTTATAACAGGTGCAACTGTTACTGGCTACCCGACTAACGGTGGCTTAGTTATGACTGGGGATATTACTCAGAGTGGTTCTAATAACGACACTACTGTTGATGGAAACCCCGGAGCTGGATTGGGTTCTGCTCACGAAGGAGCTCTTGATACTGGGGGTTTTATTTTAATAAACCTAGAAGATAGTTCGGAGCACGCAATATCCAGTGCCAATAGTTCTGGTGTCTTAACATTAGCAGACACAGTTAGTACGAGTGCTGGTAACGACAATTATATCGTAGCTCCAGACCCCGGATTTGGATTTAACATAGAAGTGACGCAACCCGGTACTGGAACAATGACGGCTGGGACATTTGAATTTGCACAAACATTTATATACGACGAAAAGCAAGAGTCTTTACCATCTGAAATGAAAGGCACTATAACTATAGGCGCTGATAAGTATTTAAATATTAGAATCATTGCTACTAACGGATACAATAAAAGAATTAGTGGCGGTAGAATATATATGAGAGATAGCACGACCAAAGGCGAGTATCAGCTAGTTGCAGACATTGACCTGTCAAAGGGTTGTCGCTCTAGCTTAGAAGGGGAATATACAGGTTGGACAGTAGCATTTTCTCAGTCTAAGGTGTTACATTGCTCTGTTAACATATCAGTCAACAACATAGATACATTTGAAACCTTAAATGGATACACCTCTTCAGTTTTTACAAATCATATAGCCTCCAGTACAGCTTCTGGTTATAAGACAAGCGTGGTAACAAATAGAAGAAAGTTTATAGCAAATGTAAAAACACTGGATTCTACTGGTAGTGTTGTGCATCAACCTGATAGGTTGTTATTTAGCGATATAAATAAGTTTGACACAATACTGCCTACTAGCTTTATTGATATAGGTGTGAATGATGGTGAAGAATTTATAAAACTAGAAGCCTATGCCGATAGATTGCTTGCCTACAAGAATAGAACATTGTATGTAATCAATATTGGTGGAGGTGCGGATACTCAATGGTTTTTAGAAAGCTCACATCAAAATATGGGCGTAGAGTTTCATGCTGCTGTTACAAAGACACCTTTTGGTGTATGCTGGGTAAATAAAAATGGTTTATATATATATGATGGAAGCAGAATACAAAACTTGCAAACAAAAATTATAGAGGACCAATGGTCTAGTTTTGTAGATGTTGATACAATGATAGGCTATGAACCTACTCATAAACATTTAGTAATTATTAGAAACGCTGGACTGGCTTTTACCGACAGTACCTGCGACTATAACAATGACCCAACTATTACAATGGATAGTACCGCTGCTATAGCTCCGGGGATGACAGTCAGTGGAACCGGTGTTCCCGCTGGTGCAAGTGTTCTTTCTGTTACAAATTCTACTACGTTTGAGCTTTCTGTATCTACAACCGGAGGTAGTGTTACCAATGGGACACTTACATTTAACGGACACGCAGATGCTAGTGACAATGGAGATGCTTATATATACAGCTTTATCAGTAAATCTTTTACTTTCGTAGAGGATTTAGTAGCAAGCAACATAAAGACAAATCCAATAACAGATGTTTATAACAAGATGACAATGGCAGTAAGTACAAATGAAATAATCTCCTACGATGGCGAACCTGATTCTGGAACTACATTTGACATTAAGTTAAAAGATGATGACTTTGGATTACCCGGTGTAGTAAAAAAAGTATATGGAGTCAGTGTTGAGTATTCTAGTGGAGCTTCTAATAGTAATGGTTTAAAATATTTTTATACCAATGAAAGTGGCACAAAACAAGCTGTTGCTAATGGTGGAACTTTAGCAAGTACAGACGATAGCGATTCCCTTGGTACAAATCTAGATGTTAATAATGTAACATTCAGTAGCCCGTTATCAGTGTCATCCTTTCAAGTGCAGTTAGATTTAGATGGTAGCAGTGTTCACAAGATTAATAATGTATCAGTAGAATATAGACCAACAAGTAAGAATGTAACATAATGGCTATAGACAGGGAAAAAAGATATTTATATAATACTAAAGGTATTAAAACTAAATTACAAGTAGGGGTACCAGCTAAAAATACTGGCAATGACGGTGAAGAGCGCATTGTAAAGACTAGCGATGGCAAACTCAGGTTGTATAGAAAACAACTGGGAGCATGGTACTTTTTAGAATTTACGAGGACTTGATATGGCAAACAGTTTAATGGAACTATACGGCGGTGGAATGACAGGCAGACCTACTAATTACCGGTTAGGTGGTAGGATTGCTCGTTCTAATTTAGAAAGAGCGGTAAATGAAGAGAGAATAGAGCTCAAAGAAAAACAAGAAGAAGCTGCAAGAAAACAGCAAAAAGCTGGCTTCCTTGGTCAACTAGGTCAAATTGCAGGTGGAGCTATAGGTTCTATTTTTGGACCTGTGGGAACAGGCATAGGTGCGGCTTTAGGTAGCCAATTAGGTCAAAGCACATATCAAGGTACAGACGTTGGAGAAGGTCGTTTTTTAACACAAAGCAGAGAAGACCTTCAGGAAAATGTAGACGATTTTAAAGAAGGTATGTTAACTCGCTCTGCTATAGCTGGTTTGCAAGCGGCTATTATGCCAGAATTTTACAAAGGAGTTGGTGAGTTTGCTGGTGATATTGCTGATAAAGGTTTAGGGTTTCTTCGTGGTAGATTTCAAACGCCAGTAGGGTTAACAGAAGGCAGTGAAATATTTATGAAAAATACAACCGCTGCAGGGGTAAATCCTTTTCAGGATGCTATAGAACAACTCACTTCTTCTAATCTTGTAAATACAGAAGAAAGCCCACTCTCTTTTGGTCAGACATTCAAACAAGCTGCAGATGAAGGAGGAATAGGAAGCACCTTTATGTTTAAGGGCAAACCATACCTTGTGGAGTTTGCTGACCGAGATATGAACTCTATGGCTGGTATGCGAGGTGGGGGTTTGATAAACATGATGTTGCCACAAATGCAAACTGGAGGCGCTGTGAATCCTTACGGCTATGGAACGATGACGGACCCTCTGCAGGCATTAAGACAAATGGGAATGGGGGCGACAGCTGATGACCCAAGATTGCAGCAATATTTAAACGAATTGCCTCAGTTTGGCATGGGGTACGCACAGCAAATAGGAGATATACAAACAGGTGGGCAACAAACATTAAGAGACATGAGAGGTCAAGCGATGCAAGCTGCCGGACAAAGAGGTTTTTCTGGAAGCGGTATAGGACAAAGACAAATGGCTACCCAATTAGGAGATTTAAGAACAGATGTTGCCAGACAAAGACGGGGAGTAATCGAAGGATTCCAGTCTGATTTGTTAGGTGCAATCAGGGATATTGAAAGCGCTGGAGAGTTTACATTTAATACAGGTCCAGCCCCTTACGAGTCGCTCGGTATGACAAAAGCAGAATACGATGCTATGCTGGCTGCAGAGGCTGCAAAAAACCAAGAGCTTGTTACACAGTTTGAAGAAGAAGAGCAAGATGGAATGTTGGGATTTACCACAGGAACAACTAACACTGGCAGTCAAGGTGGAGGCAACCCATATACACAGTCTGGAACAGGTGGTATTTAGATATAAATTAGAGGATTACAATGGCAAACGGTAATGTAGAACAATTAGCAAACTTCTTAAATCAACTTCCTCAACTCATGCAGAGAAGAAGAAGTCTAGATTTGGACGAAAGAAGGCTTGATTTATTTGAAGAGCAACAAAGAAACACTATTGAGAACCAACAAAGGATTAGGGAGGAAAACAGAAAGACTCAATCCTTGCGGGAGTTTACCACACTTTATGACTCTCTAAAGGGCTCACCTGATGCAAGGGCTATACTGTTAAAGCAACACCCTTATATGAAAGATAATCCACAAATAGCAGAAACTTTTGAGCGTGAAATAGAAGCCAAAGAGCTATTATCGCAACAAGTAAACTCTTTGTTTGGCATGGAGCCTGAAGATGGAATTTTAGCTGCAAGAACTTTAAGTAAAAGTAAATACGTTAACCCAGACCAGCTAAAAACTATTCGAGAATATATTAGTGAGTCAGAAGACAAGCTAACAACAAGCTTAGATGAAGTTAAAAATACTACAGCTTATCAAAACTATGTCATTGCTGGTAAGAGATACAATGCCCTCGCTGCTAATCCCCCTGCATTGCAATCTGAGATGGGTGAATATCGGACAAAGCTAGAGCGTGCGCTTGATGATTTAACGACATCTTTTAGAGAAGCTCAAGTGCAGGCAAAAGGAATGGAAAACGTGGGTGCATTTCCGAAGCCGCCTTCACCTGCAGGCACTGGAACAGGCGCTGAGACTGGGACGGGCGCAGGAGTTAAGACAGAAACCGGAACAGGTGCACCGACTAAATCTTTAGACCAGCCGTCACTTGACGATGAAAATGATTTAGAGCTTATTATAAAAGATATTTACGATGAAGATGATGCTCCTTTAGGTAAAATAGACACAACTAATCCGTTTACCATGTCAATAATAAATCCTATGAATTTAGGGCAGGGTCAAAGCCCAAATATAACTATAGATTTAAGAGATAACCCCGAACAAGCTAGGTCTCAATTCCTACAAAGAAACTCTGGCTCACCAGATAATTAAAAATTATGCCGATTACTGAGATAGATAGAAAACTCTTTGATGATGTTTTTTATGATACTCCTGAGCTAAAAAGAGAGGTATCTAAAAGTAAATTATATGGAGTCGTTCCGGGTGACTGGCTTCCTAACTGGGTAAAACAAGGTTACAACAACAGCATAGAAGGCATGGCTAGGCAAGTTTACGATGGAAAGCCTGTTTTTAAAGTAGACGAAGACTATGACCCGGGGATAGTAGAAGATGTTCTTGCTACAGTTATGAGCTTTGCTACTCCAACTGACGCAGCTACGTTGCTTTTAGGTGGAGGTCTTGGGGGAGCTGCGGTAAAAAAATTCGCAACTAAAAATCTAACCGCTGAGTTTGCCAGAAGACAGGCTGTTAAGTCTGGTTTAGAAAAGACAGCTGCAGCTAGACTTGTAAAACAAGCAACCCCAAAAGTTATGAACACGGCTAGAGCTAGAGCTGTTACAGGAGCAACCCAGCTGGGTTTTTATTCTGGATTAGCTTCATCTTTAGGTCAAGAAATAACTGATGGCGACATTGATTTTGTTAAAACCTTAAAAGATTCAGCAAAGGGAGCTACCCTCGGAGCTTTAACGGGCGCAACCGCAGTAAAGACAAACCAATACGCTGTAACAAACAATCTAACACCTAAGCAAACGGTAGCTTTGCAAAAAACAGCAGAAATAGGCGTATTTGGAACTACGCAACCCTTGTTAGAAGGAAGTCTTCCATCTGCTCAAGATTATGTACACGCTGCTGGAGTGATAGGAGGATTGACCCTTAAATCGAAATTAACAAAAGGTTTATCAAGAGCTCCGATAGATAAAATTAGACAGTATGAAGCTCGTCAAGAACTTAGAGGGGCAGCGAGAAAAGAGGCAGAACAAAACGCAAGCAGAAAAAGACTGCAAGAAACTTGGACAAATGGCAAAAAAGAAGTTAAAATACTTTCTGATTGGCAAGGAGACCACGCCAGAGATACGCACATAAAAATACAAGATATTAAAACAAACGAAATAAGCCAGATAAATAGAAAAGAGTTTTTTCAAACAGGCAATTATAGAAGAGCAAAGGATAGTTTTGGAAATGATTTTGCTACAGGAATAAGAAAGAAAATATTTGGTTTAAAAAGCAAGCTAAACATAAGTGACAAAGATTTTAAAGAGATGGTAGATAAGGCTAGTGGTAAAGAATATTCACTTAAAAAAAGCGGTAAAAAAAGTAGACAATATAGAACGAACTATCAGGTTTTAAACAACGAAGGAAGAAACAAGCTTCTTATATCACTTGAGACAAAACAAAAAACAAATCAGGTAATAAGTGACTACAATAAAAGCGGGATAGAAGTAAACAATACTACTGGTGGCTCTCTATTAAAGCAGTCTATACCTGAAAGATTCTACAATGCAATAACAGGGAGAGTAAAAGCCGCAGCAAAAAAAGCAGAGTTTACTTATTTACCTGTTGATAAGGTTATTGACAACCCTATAGGCAGAAGGATAATTAAAACAATAAACGATTTAGACTTGACTAATGCTACCTTGTTTACAAGGCTAAACGACAGGCTTGCAAATGCAACATACACGGCAAGAGATGGTAAAAAATACACGTTCCAAGACTTGGCATCTCAGGAGTTAATAAAGGGCGTAAAGGGAGGTATCAAATCTGGATTTAATAGAAAAAAACTAAGGCAGGAACTTGCTGATGATTTAGAGTCTACGAATCCAAAAGACATAAGAAATACCAAAGAAATTAGAGATGTATTAAATCTTACCTATAGAGCTTCCAAAAGAGCAGGTATAGATGTAGCTCCTTTTTTAGATAATTACTTTCCAAAAATAATAAAACCCAAGATACTAAAAAAAATATATGACGACATAGATAGGTTTGTTACTACAGACCCTTATGGAAATGCCCAAGATACAGAGTTAAAACCTAGCATTATTAGAAACCTTGAAATAGCCATGCGCACTGGTCGCTTTTCTGACGAAACAGTCAGCGCAATAAACCACATTGTAGCGCTAAAACTCAATCAAAGACAACAGGGTACAGCAAGAACCAGACCATTGTCTCGCTCTGAGCAAATGGGAGAGGCTTTCCAAATACTAAAGAATCAGATTCATAGCGAAAGAGTCGTTACCAATAAAATGCTAGAGAAAGCTAGAAAAGATTTTATCCTGCCAAAAGAGTTTTATGAAAGAGATGCCGGTCTAGTTCTTACAAACTACCTATCTCAAGCTTCTAAAAGAATGTCTTACGTGAAGCACGCAGGTGCAAATGGAGAAAGAGTATTTGACAGGCTAAACGCATTACGAAAGCAACCCGGAGGAGCTAGGCAGGCTGAGATTCTAGAAAAAGCTTTTAACGCACAAACCGGTCTCATTGAAACAGATTTGAAATATAACTGGAATCCAAGAGCAAAGACAATCTTAAACGAATTTGTGAATGTAAATGTTGCTACTAAAATAGGATTAGGTTTTGCTACTATCCCTAATCTTACACAAAGTTTTATTTCTACAGCACTATCACTTGGCTACGCTCCAATGTTCAAGGGTACATATAAAGCTTTAACAGATAAGAATTACAGAAGAGATATTAAAAAATATTCTGGAGCCGGTCTTCTGGAGTTAAATCAAATAATATTAGGCTTTCAACCATTAGCAAGTAGCCCCCTTTCTAAGTTGGCAAACGTACTCACTACTGCCTCTGGATTCCAAGGTATTAACAAGATTAACAAACTTATATCTGCATTCTCAGCACACGAGGCTGCTTTACAGTGGCAAAGACTAGCTACTTCTAAACCGACAACAGCAAGGCAAGTTGCCAGAAGAAACTTTGCTATACAGAATTTAAGAAGGATGGGCATTACAAATCCCACTAAGAAAATTACTATAAAAAACTCAGCTAAAGCTATGTATGAGTTTTCAAGAGACGCACAGCTACAGAGAAATGTTTTAAGAGAGCCAAGTTTTTTTAACACCCCTAAATTCCAACCCTTTTTATTATTTAAAAGGTTTGCTTATAGGCAGGCAGATTTGATAATCAGAGAAGCTAATAAGGCTTATGAACAAAAGAATATGGCTTTTTTATTTAGGCTTGGTATGGCTGGAATGTTTGGTGGTACTTTCGTGAACTGGGCTAAAGATGCCTTGACTAAACATATCATAGGTGTCAACGTATATGACGATAGCTACAGCTTTGCAATAGATGGCGTGAACTACACTACTAAAGATTTTATAGAAGGTATAGGCGCTGTAGGTGCTCTCGGTTATATATCAGATATTATAGCCTCAGAAAGTAAGTGGAGAGCCTTGGAGTTTGCTTTAAAACCTGTATTAATTAAAGACGCTGAAACATTGTACACAGTTGTGCAAAAAGTATCTAAAGATATTGAAGAGATAGGCTTTAATTCAATCACAGCACAACGCTCTGCAAAATATTTTCAACCTCTTCTAGGGGCTAGTGCAAGAAGAGTATTAAGAACTTTTGAAACGCCCAAACAAAGAAGCGACTATAGGAGAACAAGACTGGGTGTCATAAAGAAAGAAATATTTGATAGTATGCTTGATGGTGACGATGCGAGAGTGAAAAGAATAATACTAAATTGGAACAACACTTTTCCAGAAAGACCTTTAACACAGGATGACTTATCACCTTCCCAAATAAACAGATACTTAGAAAGAAAATATCTTAGAAAAGAATTAGAGTTTGAAAACAAATTACCTAAAAGAAAAAAGAGACCAATTTTTAACGAAAAACTTTATTAATAATAAGTAACTTTCATCCTGTGCATCTTACTAGGATTCAGAGCATAGTATTCATTTTTCTTTTGCTTCTTAAACTTAGCCTGTTCTTTCTTCTCCATTTCAAGCCAACACTTTTCTAGTGAATCTACTCTTGTTTCATAACCTGTTATCATTCCACAATGCAAATAGTTTGTAGAATTATATCTGTCTGTCATAGGATTCCAGTTTGATTCTCCGCACATTGCGCACTTAGAATCTACCAAAGGGCATTTTATGAACAATGTTTTACTTTCTGTATTTTTTTGTAAACTTGTAGACAAAAACACCCCCTAATTTAGCTTATATGACGATAAAAATAATATTTTGATACAATATATAGCTGTGGGGGATAATGCGAAATTACCCCCGTTACAGCCTTTATTCAAGCTTTTTCTAAAAAGGGTCGTCATTACTCTTTTTATTGCCGAATCTCTCTGATGGTTCCTTAAAACTCATGTAAAAATACTCATCACCCTTCTGAGTTTTCTTTCTCCACATAGCGAACTCCATCAAACTATCTCCAACCTTACCCTTTCCTGTGAAATCTGGCTGGTTATCACCGCTTTTCTTTCCGTTAAAAAATACCGTAGCAGTATTTGGTTTATGTTCAAATGCCATTCTTGGCTCCTTTCGTTTGTTAATTTTTAGCGGGCTACTTTTACGCCACAGATTGTTCAAAGTCTTAGTTAGCGCCAACCAACTTTTTCTTTTGCTAATCTTTCCCGCTAAATCCTTTCTTTAATAAGCGACACTAAGAACAAGTAGTGCTCTAGTGGGACCACCATAAATGGTGCGCCTCTATCCTCTCGTATCACCACGCCCACTTCTTCTTTCTCTGGTTTTACCCAAGTCGCAATAGACTTTCTTCTCTTGCATCCGTAGTAGTTACCTTCAATCTCTATGTCACCCATCTCATGTTGCGCTCCACCTCTGTCTCGATTGAAAGCCTCTAGATTAAATTCTTTAGCTAGATTTACTGCTTGCCTTTGTAGCTCTGCTCCTCTTTGACGGTTTCTTTTTCCTCGTCTCTGATTCTCTTTTTTCTTGGTCTTCTTGTAAGTATTTTGTGAATTTTTCGACATCGCCATTCCATATTATATAGTTTTCTAATAGTGTTCTTACCATTCGCAATTCTTGCCCTAAGCCATACACTCGCTCAAACAGGTGTGTAATTTGCTTATCTCTGTCTTTGTTATTGGTCTTGTGTTTGTTCTTCAAAATATCTCCAACTTAATTTTTTTATCTACTTTTATACAATCTGGACAGATTTTGAAAAGTGTTTTAGATTGTGAAATATATGCGTAACCACAGTCTCTGCATTTATACTCCCATTCTTTTCTATCATCCTCTGACTCAAATATAAATTTAGGATTTAGTAGCTCTTCAACTGGTAGCAAGATTAGACTAGAGCTAAAGTTATCTCCACCTTTAATATCTCTTTGTGGGTGTCTCAAGTATTTACGACACATCTTCTTAAACACCTCTGTCTTTATAAAGATAGCTACGTTCTCGTTTTGCTTTTCATCTACGAGTACGTATGCAATATACTTAGCTTCTGTAACAGAGATGCCACTTGGCTTTCCATTATTACTGTACTCTACAGCTATATTCCCTGTGTCCCAAGCTTTATAATCCTTCTTAAACTCTACAGTCTCTAGCATTTCTGCCCATTTATTTTCGGACAGCTTACCCTCCAAAAGGTTTACATCAAACCGGTAGTCTGCACCTCCCTCGTCTCTTACCTGCTTGGTAATATCTTTTAGCTGTCCTTGATTCAAGATAACTTTAATCGCTTTCATTAGTAGCCAGTGGGTTGGGACTTATTGCTTCTGAAGAACCAGAGCCAGACTCTTTGTACAAGTCTAACTCTACGTTGAAACCTAATCGTTCTGCTTTTTTCGTTACCCATTCCACAAAATCTCTGACATCCGCATCTGTCATATCATCTGTTGGCTTTATCTTTAGTTTGTTCCAGTGTATCAAAACGGAACCTCCTCTATTTTCTTTTTAAGTATCGCTACTGGATAGCTTACGTTTGTGCCTTCTTTATTTATAAAGTTCTTATAACTTATTGCTACCATTACTTCTATGTTATTAAGCATACTTAACTGCAGGTATGGAAGTGATACTTTATTTCCAGTCTCTTTTTGTATGCCTAAGGTCTGGCAGAACTTTGCAAAGCCCCAGTTTCGGTTTGGCTTGAATTGATAGCCTTGTGCTTCTTTATATCTAAAGAGACCGCTATCTTTTATCTCTGTTCCTTCGTAATCTGATTGTATTATACGATATATCGGTTTGAATACATCAGCTATGAATCCCCCGCAACGCATATCCTTCATAACCTCTATGTCGCATATCATAGCCTTGTATTCACCGGCGGGAATGCGAGAGCTCGCACTATCCCCAGTTGGTATGTAGTAGGAATCTCCGGGCATTTACTTATAGGATTTTCTTATCTGTTGCATCTTATCTAAAGATGCCTGAAGATTATCCATTGTAATCTTGCCATCGGCTAACGCTTTTAAGACCTTATCTGAATCCTCTTGCTTGAGACCATCCATATCTAAATGAACCATCGCCTCTACAAACTTCTTGGTCCCCTCCTGTTCTGTCTCTAAGACTCTCTTGCATTGTTCTTTGTCCATGTATGGCTTCTTAACAACCGGTCTATCTGGCGGACTATCCTCATCCACGCCGTTCATTACATATCCTACAAACGCTTCTATCTTTCCTATCTCAGATGGTTTCAACATCTTGCCCTGTTTGTATAATTCAAGTGCAAATCCATAGCGCACTTTGCCTCTATTTACCTTGTCCCAATCTACCTCTTGGTCCATTTGTTTTCCCTTTCTTGTATTCCTTTTATGCCACCACCACAAGGCTCGTAAAACGAGCAATATTTAGAGTTACACTCCCAATCCTCTACTGGAGAGAACCCCTTTTCTATCGGTGGTAAGCCGTCCTTAAATAATTCTTCTACCTTTAGCCAATATCTTTCTGCGATATCAATATACTTTCTTGGTACCTTCAACTCCTTGACACGTGAATTGTTCTTGTTATAAAAAAGTAGTGCCATCTTATTTATCTTTATATTGTTTTCACGATAATAAAGCCCATAAGTTCCCAATTGAATTGCATAATTTTGCGGTGCCTCTTTACTTCCGTATCTGCCGAAGATGGATTGCCACTTAAAATCGTTACACGTTTTAATATCGTACAATGCACCATCCTTTAGAATCATAGCATCTACGAAGCTGCGTACATTCAATCGTGGAATCAAAATCTCTGTCTCAATATGAACCTCGTACCCATTCTTCTTTGCGTATCTTTCTAGTGCCTCTTGCATATCTCCGTGAACCAAGTCACCAAGCCTGAAGAGTCGCATCGTGTTAGAGTCTTTATCTCCGGTCGGTAGCTTTTCTATCTGTCCATAGTAATGTTTACGCATACACAAACCTGCACCAGATGCGTGAAACCATTCGTCCTTACCCTCGTATCTAGCGTCATAGTTCTCGCCCTTGAGGTCCATGATGTAATCATCGTATATTTTAAAAAGGTCTATCATCCATGTGTATTAGCATAGCTTTTATCTCTTCGTCAGATATTTTTTCTATATTACTAGGCTTAACCCTTTTTACTTTCTTGAACTTTGCTCCGATTATCATAGAATCTACTATGTATCGTACAAGACGCTCTACAATATTGAGTGCAAGTACATTCACTTGTATGCCCTCATCGTGAAACATTTTTCTAATTGCAGTTTTATTTAACAACATAATCTTCCCTAAATAATTGCTGATTCTTCCGGAATTTACACCGTTTCTTGCCATATTCAAGCAGAAATGTCATTTTGTTTATCGTCTGCCCACTTATCTAGCTCGTTCAATTCATCACGAACATGGTCAGTTATGATGCTTAGTCCCTTGTAAAGACCTGCTAAGTACATCGTATTTTCTGCGTACTGTAATGTGCTGTTTTTCAATAACAATTTCTTGTTAGCCTCCCGTATCCTTTTTATTTCGGCTTGTATCTGTTCTATAATCTTGTCGTAATTCGCTAACACTATTAACCTTTCTATATTATCTTACCGATAATGATTCCTATTATCATTCCTAAAATAAATTCTTTGTTACGTTTACATTCATACACAAATAGTAAACATAAGTCTTTAACTATGCCCATCTTATTTTGTTCCCTTCTTTTTTGTTTTTTTCTGTAGGTCGCTAATATAATTATCTGTTAGCCTGAAGAAGTCACGTGACTCCTTGTCAAAGCCTTCCCCTTCTTCTTTTCGTTCCTTTATCAACGCACCTAGTAGTAGACAATAATTACGTATATCCCTGAGTCTGCCTTCTATTGGTTCGTTAGATGCTTCCGTACCCTGTAATACGTAGTTCCTTACACTATCCATGTGCTTTAGTAAATACACCATCGCTACAAACTCCGGTTTACATTTCAGTCTTTCACCGATTGACTTGAAGTTGGCAAGCTTGTCATCGTCTGATACAGTGTACTCGATTCCCTTCTTTTCCATCAGGTCAAGCTCTACCTTTGATTCGTTCCTAGCCCACTTAAAAAAATCCTTTACTAACATATTATCCCTTTCTTGTTCATAAATCTTAAAGGAGAGAGGGGGGAGGTGCGTGATTAAAATACCTCCCCCGCTTTATCGCAGTGCTTACCAAAGGGAAATAAAGAGGAAGCGATGAACTGACTTCCCGAAAAAAACCTTTGGCAATACAAACGTGCACTACGATATTAATCTTTCTGTTTCTGCTACGATAGCTGAGTAAACGTCATCTGGCTGTACCGTAAAGCCTTCGCAATGTGTATTCTCACAGCCCATTCCTAAATCTGATTGGTCTCCAGAATCTCCGAACTCCCACCAAACCAAAGTCTCATCACACTCTGGACATTGTACTGCTGTCTTGTCTCCACCTATCATAACTCACCTATATACCTTTCTGCTACTCTTTGCAAATGTTCATGCAAGTTACTAGCAATTGCGTTGTTAATTTCTATCAACTCTCCGTACTTATAATTCTCTGGTACATTGTTCATCAACCACTTTGCCCTATTGCCTATCTTTACTAATCTGTCTGCATCTTGTGGTATTACTTCACTTACAATCTTCTCAATGCCACGCTGTCTAAATCTAAAATCTTTTAAAGCTATCTTGTGCTTGTCCATCTCTGCTTTCATTAATCTTTCTAAGTATCTAACGCTGTTCTTGTTCATGCTTTTGTCCTTAAATTTAAGAGCCTCCGTTGTTTGGTCTCTTGCCTTAGTGCACCTTCAGGCAAGACCTCAGTTTTCTCTGAAGGGTCCAGACTGCCCAACACACATCTGAATACAGAGGCTCTCGTTAAAAGGGTATCAAGATAGGTTTCTAACACCCTGACAATTTCTGTCCTACTTTCACTTTCAATAATGATACCCATACTCTTATAACTATTTACCTACTAATAAGTTCCATTCTTTTATTAGCTTTTACTATGCGACCTCATCTGAACGTAGCCATTCTAACATACCATCATACCTATCGAGTATTACTTGCTCTACGCAAACTTCAACTTTATCTTTAAAGTCCGAAGTCCATAGCTTACGCACGTGAGAACCTTGACCTTCTTTCATGTACTCTATCCAATTAATCACATCTTGTTTGTTTTTAATAACAAACTTTTTGTCTTTGTTTTCTTTTAATTGTTTCATCTTATTTCCTTTTTTTATTTTAGTATTTTAGCTTCACGCTTTCTTCTTAAACGCACAAGGTTTCAAAAAGTTCCCAAATATTTTTTTAGGGTATAAACTGATTATTGTTATTTGTGAAATTAACTTCAATTAATCAATACTACTTTAGTTGTGTTCATACCCTAATTATATTACAGAATCTCAGCAAAGCATGGAGTATGAGGACCAACGTAGGAACCAGCCACATTATAGTAAAAGTGCTCATACGCATCTTCCTCTGATATCTCATGCTCTTCCATTAATATCTCAATACATTTGTTCTTGTCGTACAGAACTACTGCTTCGTGTCCGTGCCTCTCTACGATTCCTAAGATAGCATCTCCAAATCCGTTTGCTACCATACAATCTGGGTAGTTCTCTGCAATAAAAGTTTTCTTATCTTCCGCATTCATTTATAAAGTCCTCTATTTTTCTTTCCATACATATCTGATAAAACATTCTGTTAGTTTCCTTTGCTGTTTTTATTTGGTGGCAATTTGCACATAACACCCTGCATTTCTTTGCCTCTTTCTCTAACTCTTTAATCGTTACTTTGTTCCGAAAAAGATTTGCCATGTTATCCGTCTTAATATATTTGCTCTTATGGTCGAACTGCAAAGCCAATGGATTGCTTTCGCCACATACTACGCACTGCCTGTCTAATAAATAATCGTACTTCCATTCGTATCTTTCACGTAAACCAAGATTATATTCATCAATTTTCTTCTTCCATTTATATCGCTTATTTCGAGCTAAAATCTTTTCTTTAGCACCAAGTACCAAATGATAATTAATCGTTGATTTAGAGCATCTCAAGAGCTTAGAAATGGCATTGTAGCTATATCCCTCGCCCCGTAGTTGATGTATCTTTTCACGTAGCATTTATATTTCCTAATGTGCTGGTATCATATACCATAATATAAATAGTGGCATGACAAAATGTCCAATACAATAATACGACTTTCTAAAAGTTAACATTATAACTCCTCGTAGTCCATCCATATCATAGAATCTGGATTGATTATAGCCTCTGACTCTTGTCTGGCATTTGTGAAGTACAATATGTTCTCCTTATCTATCTCGCCTTTCATAATGTAGGGCGTACCTCCTAATCTGCTGAATCGTAGGGCGAACATCTTTGCCACCTCCTCATTGGTTGTCCATGACGCCCCGAGCTGTGTGTCAAACTTCTCCTTCGCTAGTATGCCTCTGTAAAGCATGACCTCATCGGGAAGTTTGTCGTACATCTCTTGCGATTCTTCGTCTGTCTTTTGCTCTACCTCGCTAAAGAAGCCCATCACCATGTCCCAACTCTTGAATATGTTCAAGGGAAACTCTGCGTCAACGTAGGCATCTATCCCCTTCTGTGCTAGTTCTCTGTTCATCTGTTGTCCTTTCTTTTCTTCTTTAACTCGGGAATACCTTAAAGGTTCCCCGATTTTTTTACAACTCCGAATTAACATTGCAATAATCCTCGCCACTCTCCTTGAAGTGCCGTTGAACTTCCTTACCAAAGCAGTAGTCTGCGTAGTCCTCAACGTCTTGACTTACTGACTCCAATTTGTAGCCCTCGATATGCTTAGACATATATCTGTGTAACTTCTCATTGTTATAGTAAGGCTCTTCCTTAAAGAACTTTTCTAGAATCGGTAGCCTATCTCCTAAGTCATTCTCTATACACTCCATTCTGTCCTTGAACGTATCATCGTTGGATATTGTGTAATCTATATGTGTTTCATAACCTCCGAACTTTTCTGGAGTATCTGAGGATTGTACGCCAAACCACCATTTACCCTCTACATCTCCATTGTAGAATCTGCCCATTAGTTCACCTCACTTCTTCTTTTAAAGTCAGTCTCATGCCATGTTTCAAGACCCCATGTTTTTGTGTCTACAATCCAATAGCCATCAGCTCTTGATTCAATTAACTCTGCCTCAAATCCATCATCAGCTATAACAATATCTCCTGTTTGATAATCTCTGTTCATTAGTTCACCTCGCTTTCTTTTACAATCCTATCTTTACTATGCAATGCTAATTCATATTTTTTTCCACTCCTTGCAAACTTACCCGTAAAACAAGTTTCATCATCTTTGTTTTTAAAAACTCTATCTACAGTAAACTCACCATGTCTTTCATAGGCAAATAGTATTGCAATATCACCTTTTTTCATTACTTAACCTCGCTTTCTTTATTTATTATACGCTTAAGTTTTATATTAGTTCCAAGAATATTCATATTTATCTAATATTCTCTCGGGAATTATCTCCTTCTCGTTGTCAATCGCATCCTCCCACCAACTCATTCCTTCATGCTTTAATCTGTACATAGTAAACTTCTGAATGTCCTTGCCGTGTACATAGAAGAGTACATCCTTGCGTCCGCCCTCTCCTCCATTACCTGCCAATGTTTCAAACTCTGTTGCATATTTCACAGTAAAGCCTTCATCGTGAAAGAACCTTTCAAAGTCCTCTATGTTCTCTTCTCCAACTATGGTCCCTCTCCAAATTACTAACTGCTTGTAGTCTTTGTCTGTTGTGTCGTTCATCTTATCCCTTTCTTTTATTTTATGGTGTTCAATTCTTTTTCCCAGAAAGAATCTTGTTCTATTTTTTTGATTGGATGTCCGTAAAAATGTGAGTCGAAATATTCCCCTAGTTCATACATATTCCAATCTTTTTTAGTACGCATCCAGCTTTGCAATAATGTTTCGATAAATTTTTGTCGCTCTTCATCGTCCATTTCATAAGCTACAAATCTAGATAGCACATACATAAACCAATCTTTACTTATTTTTGTGTTCATCTTTTTTTCCTTTCTTTTTCTTTTATACGCATCAATTATCTATTTGTTCCAAACTTTTTTTAACCTCTATAAATTCATAGTCGCCAACTACTAACCAATTCAAAGCATCGTTAATCATCTCTTTGTCAATGCTTTTCTTATGTGGTTTGTTCCAATCTTTATGATGGACTTTCCCCTCTGCTAGTTCTTCCCAATCTATTTCACAATCTGTACAGATTCTGTCTTGGTAATAACTTGTCACAAAGTGCTCTTCGTTGTGGTGTATGGTTGCCACCCCTCCATCATCTGTTCGTATTGTGATATCGTCCTTATCTTCTGCAATAATCTCGTAAAAGATTTTTTCTTTCATAGTTCATCTCTCTTTCTGTAGTTTATTTTTATTTCACAATCTGTATTATATTTCCTTCTCTAGTTCCAAGACCATCATCGCCATGAAATCCCAGTAGTTTTCTATAATACGCTCTTCTTGTCTCTCTGTTAGTTCATTGTCCACTGAACCCATATCTTTAGCAAGTTGTAATATATCTTGATTGTAGAATGGAATATTGATTGCTAAACCCGATAGCCATTCTGAAATAGCTTTCTGCCTCCCTAATCTTTTTACAAGGTGTCCGTATTCTGA